AATGTTGATTGTGCCAGCGTCGAAGGTGTCTGTGCCGTTGACTGTGGTGATCCGGAGGCGGTCTAAAGTTGCCGAAAGAGGTTTTGCACCGCCAGCTACCGCAACGCCACCTGCATTTGAGTATCCATAATTGCCAGCATACGCCCAAGTATTAGTCGCTGGGTCAAGTAAAGTTATAGTTGCAATTCCACTAAATATTGACGCTGCTGATGTACTTGGCCCAATTGAAAACCCAGTGGTCGATAATCCAAATGTTGTACCAAACCCAGAAGACCCTAAATATCCAGTATTTTCAATTCCTCCAGAATCACCAATTTGAATTTGCGGGTTACTCGTCCCATTCGTACTCACCCCACTAAACATCACCGTAATCCGCTTGGCCCACGAAGGAATGCCGGTGAAGTCAACAGACGTACCGGATGTTGAGGCAACAGCAGTACCCGACACAATGGGAGCTAACGTACCTGTGACGTTCACCAGCGTCTGCGTTGTGCTACCTGCTACCGCTGGGGCTGCGAGTGTAATCGATCCGCTGGTGTCGCCTGAAAGAACTAAAGAAGCCATAATTTATCCTTGTATCAAAGTACAACCCACCGGCTACCGCTTGGCACAGTAACGATGACGCTTGAATTGATTGTAATCGGGCCCGTGCTTGATGCACTTTTCCCTGCGGTGATCGTATAACTTGTCGTGACGGTTTGGCTGTTCTCAACAAACACTTCGTCACTGCCCCCGCCTGTTGCGCCGCCGCCCACGCTGCCCCAAGCACTGCCGGTATAGCCTTCGAACTTGCTCAGTGTTGAATTGAACCGGAACATCCCGGTTGCCGGTGTCGGACGCTCCGCCGTTGTGCCAACATTCATGACCGCCGCGCCCGTGCCCGAGAGTGTCAGTTGGTTCACAATGCTGACTACGCCTGCGCTGCTGATCCGCATCCGCTCAGTCGGGGTAGCAGAACCATCAGCAGATGTGCTAAATACCAAGCGACCGGGCATGTCGGCAGAAGCACCGGGAGTACCGTCTACAAGTCCTTGGATAGAAGCGGCATCGCTATATCCAGTTCCGTTTGCGCCAGAGAAAACAATAGCACCCAATGCGTCACCAGATGCAACGATTGTGTTTGTTCCAAGCGTTGCGCTCTTAGAACGGCCAAAGTAAAAAGCTGGATTACTCGCCGCACTAGAGCTATACCGTACAAGACTTGCAAAAGCGTCTGATGTACCTTCGACTTGCAGCTTCCCGCCAAATGCGGTGTTAGTTGAGGTCAACCCTACCAGCAACCGCCCGGAGGAGTCGATACGCATCCTCTCGTTAGCATCAACACCACCACCTGCATTATCACGGGTTCCAAATACAAGTGCTGAGTCTGGAGTAGTGCTTTCGCTGATTGAAGCAACGTAAGCGCCAACACCCGCAGTAGGAGTAGAGCCATCTGATGTGTAAAACTGTAAGCCTCCAATCGGCTGACCAGCAGCAACTGAAGTGTCTGCTTCCGTTATACGGATAAGCGTATTGCCGTAGGTTGGCGCACCGCTTAATGTTGCCGATGCAACGGTTTGAAAAACACTAACGGTGTATGTACCAATCCCGCCAGAACCAGTACCAAAAGCAGTTACTCTAGTGTATGGGGCTACGTTACTTGCAAATACTAAATCGCCAACCGCAATAGTCCCCGCCGATACCGCAGTTACGTCCATTGTTGCGCCAGTAATAGACGCGGTAACTGCCCAAGTAACATTATTATTTCCAGATACTTCAAGCTTTGCTATAGGAGCGGTTGTACCAATCCCCACGTTGCCGGAGGAGTCGATACGCATTACTTCTGTGGTTTGGTCGTTTGTAGTTGTTGACCCATGCACAAAGAATGCGAGTCCGCCTTGGTCTGGATCGGTTGATTGTTGCACCCCGGCAATAGCACCCCAAGGCCGTGTTGAGTTAATCTGTGCAAACGTAACCGCACCGCCGTAAGCCCCCGCTCCTGCTGTACCAGTACCGCGAGCAAGAAAATTTGTGGTTGTGCGAGCTAGTAGTGGATCAAACTGAACACCGGATTCAACGGTAAATTTTGCGTCTGGCGAACTCGTACCAATCCCCACGTTGCCGGAGGAGTCGATGGTCATCCTTGTTGCAGCGGCAGTTGCATCTACTATCTCGTAGGTGTCTGTGGAAGAAATCCTTGTAACCCACGTTCTTGCATCATTGGTGAACAGTAGTTGTGCCTGACCATTTGCTTTGTTTGTTCTAAACTCCACGTTACAGTCCGAACCAGAAGGGCCAAATACTTCAAGCCTTCTTGTCGTCGAACTCGTCCCAATAACCACGTTGCCGGAGGAGTCGATGCGGAGGCGTTCAGTCGGAGCAGCCGCACCGTCAGCAGTCGTGCTAAACACCAAGCGACCGGGCATGTCGTTCGTGCCGGGGGTGCCGTCTACTTGAGCGGAAATCTGTGCAGCGCGAATGAATGCTGCGCCATCCGCTCCCCACCAACGCAAATAACCTAAGTCATCACCAGAAGCAACGACAGTCAAACTTCCATCCGTTGTCCCTCGAGAGCGCTTTATGTCTAGGATTGACGCAGCCGTTGCAGTTGTTCCGGAATACGCCACTGAACTCCATCCGGGGAATACGCCCGTCCCAGCAGCAACAACCGCAAGGTCTTGCTCAGACAATATGTTATTAGTTGAAGTCGTTGTCCCAATCAGCAGGCGACCGGAGGAGTCGATACGCATCCGCTCCAAATTGGAGGTTTGAAAAATCATTGCATATGCTTGCGCCATATTTAACAGCGCGTTGCTACTGGAATCGCGTCCTACATAGAAAGAACCATTTACATCTTGTATGCGAATTTCAGGGGAAGATGCGGCGTAAATATGTAACAAGTCAGATGGGGCTGATTGTCCAATCCCCACGTTACCAGCAAAATAATTATCTGCCGTCCCGCTGGCGTAGATGTTCCACTTGTTCGTGCCGCTGGAGACAAGGCTGGTGATGCCGTAGTTGTTGGTGGCAGAAGTCAGGTCTTCAATGCGTAGCCCGTGTTGGTTTATGATGGTCGAACCCGCTCCAGCGGCAGTGTTGGTCACATAAAAAGATTGAACGCTTTGAGCGGTGAACGCACTCGCTGCCGTTGTGCTGTTGACGTTGGAAAAAGCATACCAAGTTCCAGTTGTCGTTGCTGGAATGGTTTGCGTTACACGGGCAGCATACAGGTCTGTTGCGGAGCCAGGATGCGTTCCACGAATATAGGCAGAAACAACGGGGTTCGCAGCACCACCCACCCCCATATACCCGTTCACCTGAACAGTGTCGGTGGACGCATCGCCTAGCGTGACGTTGCCGCTGGTGGTCAGCGTCGTAAACGCACCCGTATTCGGCGTCGTTGCACCCACCGTGCCGTTGATGTTGATCGATGCTGTGCCGGTCAGGTTCGTCACCGTGCCGGAGGATGGCGTGCCCAAGGCAGGGGTGACCAGCGTCGGAGAATTTGACATCACCACATTGCCAGTACCCGTAATAGCATTCGATACCAGCGTCTTACTGCCATTAGTAAAGACAGCCTGCGAAGCTGTCAGTGGTGTCAGTGTCGGAGCGGCATTTACAAACGTAGTCGCGCCATTCACTGTTACCGTATCACCTACCGCATCCCCTAGCGTTGTGTTGCCATTTACAGTCAAGTTGGCCGCTACCAACGAGCTACCACTAAACGAATCAATCGCTACACGGACATTCGTGCCATCCGAAAAAATAATCGTGGTCGCATTAGCCAGTACCGTTACACCCAACCCCGCCGCTGTCGTATTACCCAACACCGTCGAGCAATAAATCGTCGCGTTGTACGCAGAAGCATTACGAACAACGTAAAACTTTTCCGCCGGAGGAATGTAAACATTAAAGGCAGCGGTAGTCGTTGTGGTCAGATTAAGAACCATGTTTCGAGACTGATCCGCCGCACCATCTAACGCAGTTAAGGCTTGATTAGCAGAGGTTACGCTGACCGACACATACCCCGCAATCGCATCCTCAATTAACGTACCAAGATTGACATTGGTGGTTGTGCCCCATGTACCCGATTGCTCACCATTAGCAATCAGTTCAATACGTAAATTCGGGGAATATGTGCTAGGCATGATCTTTCCTTACGGTATTGTCTCTACTTCCTGCCACGTCGGCGTCTGCGTACTCGACACATCCGTCCAACCCGACCCTTGTGTATTACTTATAGCCTGCCAACCAGCCGACTGAGTACCATCAATCTCAGTCCAAGTCACCGCTTGCGTGTTATTTACATTCTGCCAGTTGGATGCCTGATTGTCATCAATTAGCTCCCATAAGAACCGGCATAAAATCAAATCACTTGCCGTGACCGATTCCAGTACAGACGCGAGGAACACGGCCGAGGCATTGGGTGAATCTTGTCCCGTTGTTAACTCCTGTATAGACGCAAAGAACTGCGCCTGCGAGGACACCGCGACCACCCCTGCTACCGCCTCGCTAATCGAAACGGTGAACGCTGCTTGCGCAGCGGCGCTATCTGATCCAGTAGCACTCTCTGCTACCGTTAAACTAAACGCTCCAATTGCACTTACCGCATCAGAGGCATCCGCCTCCTCTGCTATCGAGGACGTATAAAGAATGCCCCCAACAATCTGCTCACTGGCCGTTGCCTGCTCCGAAATACTTACGGCAAAAGATGCCTGACCTGCAACTACTTCTGACCCTGTTGCCGACTCATTAATTGAGCGGGGATATTCCGGTATTGCACTAATACTATCCGTTGCCGTACTTGTCTCAGTCACCGCAGCAAAGAGCTCAACCTGCGCATTCGCCTGTTCACTTGCTGTTGCTGCTTCAATAACCGAAGCCCCTAATACAACTAACGACGCTACACTGTCCGTTCCAGTGACTGTCTCATTTACAACAGAACTAAACGCAACACCTGCTGCTACGGCCTCAGACGCAGCAGTAGCCTCTGAAGCATCCCGATCATAGACCGAACAGCCCCATCCAGCTTGCCCCCATGTGCCGCTGCTCCAGCCGCCTTCAGCCACGTATTACTCCGTAACAAGTTCTGCATCAGTAAACCAACGCTGTTGTTCTATGCCGTTGATATCCGTCCACTGCACAAGATAAGACACCACACCATCTTCATCCATACGCAGTGCAACCACAGGACCTTCTGGCACAACGGCTTTCACTTTGACCACGTCACCTTTTTTAAACATGATTCTCTCCTTATGCCGCGTCTAGGCTGAAGGTGTACGTAACATTGAGCACGTCCCCCGATACCACTGCACGATCACCGGGTGCTTGGAAATCAGACGCAGAGAACAAAATACCTGACGTGCCACTTGCGACGTTACATAAAAATGCGCCAGCAATCGTGGTGGTGCCATTCATCGTAAATTGAGCAGGAGAAGCACTGTTGCTAATTACCGAAGGGTCCGCTGTAGTCGCCGCACCAAACGTCACCGCTTTGCGGTTACCACCGTACGCCGTATCTTCTGTCCAACCGCCACCGCCTGTAGTGCCGTGTGAAGCAAGTGTCTGTGTGGCAGAGAAGGTTGTGCCTGAAGCAGGGCCAGTAATCAAACCAAGATACCAAGTGGCGCTATACGTCACGCCAGCGAAGTACTTGTCGTTCATGTCCTTCAAGCCCTCATTCACCACCAAGTTTGGAAATTCTTCCGTCCACTTATGGTTGCCATCTTTGTCCAAGCACTCCATGCGAAAAACTCCTCCCGCTGCCGCTCCTGCGGAAACGGGGGAATGCCGCTCAACAGTGCTTGACACTAGGTCATCAGCTTTGGATTTTTCGATCTGCATGGTATTCCCCTACACTAGTTTGATTAACGCAAAAGTTGGATTATTCGCTGGTAAATCCAACACAAAATTCTCATTGACCGCTGTTTGATTCATCCCAAAATCCAACACAAACATGGCCTTGTTAGATTTACTACTGTTGTAAATCAACGCTCCTCTAGCCGTAAACGAGGCCCCTGACCATGCCGGATTATCAAAATCCACATACGCAATCCCGTTGCCTTGGCTTACCGTCACATTCGTCAACGTCAATCCACCTGCGGTATACCCTGCGCCAGAAGTCTCCCCTGTCGTTGTATATACCGTTGTATCAGGACCTAATGCCGCCATGCTGGTATACAAAGCAATTTTTAGCGTATCCGTGTCAAGATCATGCTCCCCCAGTAGAAGCTGACGCTTGAAACTCGTTACCCATGTTTGCGTAATTGCCATCAGTTCACCGGATATTTAACTTGCCCGTCGCGATACGTATCGCCACGCTGTTTGCCATCAGCCAATTGCTTATAAAGCATCAACGCTTCTTTGTACTTCGCATCGTACAACTGCATCAAATCTGCTTCACCCTTCATGAAGGTATACGCCTCTACCAAAGAGCCATACAACAACACAATGTCAAAGTTGTCCCCAAGCCATGTCCTGCCATCCGCAGCATCTACAATCGACTCAGGGTAATAGTTGTAATGCAACTCTACGGTATAGCCGAGATCAGGAGTTGGACCAATAATGAAGCTCAACTCATCTGTAATCGTGGCTCCTGCAACCGTTGGGCCAAACAACGCATAATATTTTGGTGTTCCTACCGATGTCGCTGATGGATACACCTCACGAATGAAGTTGACATCTTTATCTATCAAATAAATGTATTCATTGTTCTTAATGATTGCCATTGAATACACCGACAAGAAATCAGTCGGGCAAGACAAATACTTATTGTTAGGGGTCAAAACCCCCTCCACATTTTTTCGCAGATTGGCGGGCTGGGCCGAATTGTAAATACGCTGTTCCGCCTGTTTTACAATTGTAGAAAGCTCCGTCGGGGAGAAATCATTCTCTGTGTAGCTTTCAATCGCAGCGGTAAGTTCTGTGTAATTCATGATATGACTACCGTTACATTGTTTAAGACACCTGCCGCCGTTAATTGCTGCGCAACTGCCGCTGGCTGCATACCCACACTTGCAATCGTAGAATCTCCACCATTCCACACAGAAATCAACACAGTCTGTACTCCATCTGGTCTAGGCTCATACACTGCAATTGGCTCATTAATCCCACGTTTAGGCTCAAGCTGCGGGTGTTTTGGCTCGTAGCACTCCTGACAAACCTTAAACCCCGTCCATTCCTTTTTCAACTCTTTCAAGAAAAACTGCTGGCCACACCTGTCGCAGATGGCTTGCGAAGCTTTTCCGACTGCATAGCCCGCCATATCAGTACCCCAAATCTGGCGTCAAATACACGCTTGCGATATCCCTATCCTCTTGCGCCGCCCGCTGGAACTCTTCTTCATACAACTGCTTCAAGATCACCGTACGTTCCGGAGCCTTCTTGAGCGATAAGTAATAAGCGAGGCCCGCGGCAAGGCACGGCAAGAATCGAAATACCACATCCGAAGTATTTGTATACGCACCTACGTCCTCTATACGGCGAACGGCGTAGTAACGGAAGATATAGGGCTCTGTGTTATCTGGTGCAGGATAGACAAACAATTTAGGCGAAGTAGTACGCTGCACATAGTATTGAGCAGGACGCGCTTGTGTGTTCTTATCGGGAAGATGCAGGTATTCGTTCTGGCTGATACGATCAATCGTAATATCTTGCTGCGTCTGGCCAGAACCCGTCCGGATAACCGCAGACAAAACATTGACAGTGTCTGAAGGCAGCGTGTACTCCGCCTGACCAAACACCATAGAAACTTGGCGTTGCTCAATCGTCCATAGATTTAGACCACGATTCGCCCATTCCAGAAACAACAAGTTCAAAGACCGACGCGCAGTCTTCATATCGTAGCCGTCACGGTTCTCAAGACCGCAACGCTCATACGCCTCTTCAATCAGATCATCAAACTCTAGATTAAAGGTGGTTGTTCCAGAAGTTGCCATTTATCACTTCTTTCCGGCCTTGGCCTTCATGACCATCTTTTTGGCCACTGTCTTTTTAGCCATTGCCTTTTTAACCGCGCCGCCTTTTTTCATTGCCGTTGGGCGTAACGTAGGTGCCGCCGCGAGGGCTGCTTGTTGAACCGCGCCCATAATTCCACGTCTGCGCGGTGCGCCAGCAGGTTGGGGCATTTGTTGAAGCGCATTCATAATTTGTGCGCCAAAACCTCTTCCACCACGGGGTGCGGAGGGTTGTCCTTGTTGTGCCGCCGCTTTTTTAGCCGCCTCAGCCATAAACGTAGCCATTTTTTTACCAAATACCATGATTATCTCTCCTATTTACACTTGACCGAACCGCCTTTAGCGTACTTCGTACCCTTGGAGCCCCCGAAGCGATTTTGATTTAACCCTGCTTTTCCGCTGTGTTTGACATTGGGGGTTTTAACTTCTTTGATCATCTTGCCGATGTCGGGATCACGGCGGCTGGGCGTCACTGCATCGCCTACGCGATTGACCGTTCCACCTTTTTGAAACTCCATACCTTTACTGGTACGGCTGAACTTCTTTGCCACCTTCGTTGGAATACCTACCTTTTTGGCAAACGCCGGGCTATGCGCTGCGGCGTCCATCAACTTCTTTTGTTTGGCGCTTTTAGCTGGCATTTCTTACCTCCATCAACCTATCAATCTTGGCGTCTAATCGATCCAATCGATCCAAAACTCGATTAATATCGGCATGGACTTCGGCTTTTGTCACGTATTCCTTGGCGACTTCCTCCCGCGTACGATTCAGCAGGATTTGAATACGCTGTAGTTCCGCTGATTTTTCGCGCATTATCCATCCGCATACCGCAATCAGGACGGACAAAAGCGCGTTCCATAGCACCATTTCCATTTAGCATTTCCACCGTTTACGCGCTTGTCTCAAGCGACTATTTGGATCAGCCGCAGCCTTTGGGAACTGCTTCATCTGCCCCTCACTGCGGGCGCAATACGACTTACGACGTTCTGCCCGTTTCCCTGAAGGGTTATCTTCAGTAACCGCAGTTTGAAGCTTACTGCCGGGATTGGCCCGACGATAGGCTGCCACCCCCTGTTTGGTCATACCCGCCCCGGCCTTCGTCGGTCGAAAATTACCCGATTTGACCGAGGCAGCTATAGGCTTTTCCTTACGGGAAGCCATGGCTTAACAAATACGAGTCTTCTTGCCACGTGCCATGCCGTTGCCACGGGAATTAACCAT